TTGTAAAGAGTGGTGTCGAGAAGCTGAGCAATCTCATCAATGAGATTCTGGATTTCCGTATCGTCCGGCATATATTCTCGCGCATCTTGCACAAAGTACTTGATGCCCTCTAAATATTCCGCTGGATCATCGGTCGGCAAGTAGTAATCGTCGGGAAAGCTCTTGAACTGCCCAAAGCGCCCCATGATCGCTTCCGCAAGCTGATCAACCAACTCAGGAATTTGCTGATAGTACTCGCCAAGCGCGACGTGATGGGCATAGCTGTTGGTGGTCCAATGCAGCAAATGCGCGTTTGTCCCGGAATGCAATAGCACCGTGACAAATGTGCTGGCTTCATTATCCATAAGCACCACCGAAAAAAATGGGCAACCCCTCGTTGCCCGATTGGGCAATTGTGTGGCGAGGAGTGCGCCCGGACCCAATCATGCGCGTTTTAACACGTCTTGCAGATGTACGTCAAACGCTTTCTTGCGTCGCTCAATTTCCCGATCCAGATACCACCTGGCTTTCTCAAGGTCTTGCATACCGGCTTTGAGATCTGCTCGCCAAATGTACTTGATCGCGTTGCCCAGGTTAAAGCACATATGCTCGGTGATCTGGATGCACTCGATTCCCGAAGGATGCTGAGTGTAGTGCTGTGGATGGTTTACGGGGTCGTGTTCAGTCATGAAAGGGTATCCGGTGAGTATTCGCCGCACCAATGGTCATCGTCCACTGGTGGCCAGGCAGGAGTTTCGTTGCCGCTCTCGTCTACCAGCAGCTCTGGTGATCGGCGTCGACATTCGCCCATATACGATGTTTCCCCATCTCCTCCAAGAAGCTCGAAATATCGACAGGATCCGCAAGTAGGTCGCATAGCCACTCCTCCATAAATAGGTCGGACGTTTGTTCGTCTATCATCGGTTTCATGCTTTTCTTCCCATTCATTTATTAACGCTATTGCATCGCCATGTATTTGCTTTGCAAGGGTTAATACAGTTTCCAATTCAACATTGAATCCAGCGCATTGTTTTTGCAGCTCGCTAACATTTAGCTGAATGCTGGTAATTGATTCTCCGACTTGTAGGGTCATGCAATAAGAGCCTCCTTCAGTTGCGATTCTTTCATCGAAAAAATATCTTTAGAACCAAAGATCTTCTCAATCCAAGGTCGAACCCAAAGATAACTCGTTCCGGCTTGCGCGTTTCGCTCAATCAGATTCTTGGTTGTGAGCATCTTGTTGCCAAATGATACCCAGACGTGCGGCAGAACGTAGTGCGGCACGAACATCGCGCCGGACAAGAAGAAGACCGGCTGGACGTCGGGAAAGCTGATTTCAGCATCGTCAGCTTTGTAAACAAACTTCCCATTAGTGAATTCCAATTTCTGTCTCCTGATGCTTTCCAAGGGTTCTGAGAATGGTGCAATGCTCTGGCTCTTTATTGCTGGACCTGCCATTCGCATCGAAATAAACGTAGCTCGGTCGATTGGTGCGTGACTCCTCGTCAATGCGACGCGATAGCTTGCCAACGCGAAATGCCTGGCGCAATTTATCGTCCACATTCTTTTGCGTCAGCGCTGGCAATAACTGAGCACATTGACGCGACGTCATTGGCCCATTCTCAGCAATGAATTGAATTGGGTCTGGCAAATTATCCATTTTCATCTCAAAAAGGCACGTCTTCGTCCAAATCCTCAAAACCCGATGCGCGGGGCTGTGGCGCGTTTTTGACTCGGGTTGGTAGGGTAGCCTCAGTCACGCTCTGGAAACCGCTTCTGTGGCCGTCTGGATGCCTTTTGGGGCCATGATCGACCGCGATGGTCGGTTCGCAAGCGTTTCCAATCGAAATTGCAGCGTACTGCATCCCGCTGGCAGCGGTTTTGATCGTCACGTCCAGCCAGTGCATCGAACCGTCCGGCAAGCAGATCCGTCCTTTGTAATCGGCGTGCCAATCCTCGACCTTTTTGTCATTCGGAAATGCTGCGCCTTTTCCGGGTTTCTGCTCGTAAGTGCCTTTGGCTGCGATTGGTTTATTCATTTGATTCACTTTAGATTGTTTCTCAGGATTTGGTCAGTCACAACTTCGGATAAAAGCTCCTCCATTGTTTCGACCTCGGGTTGTTTGGCATCAATTCGGCGTCTGATTACCGATTCGATGCCGGTTTGCAATTGCGCTGACGTCATGTCCAGAGCAATCAATTCGTTTACCAGCTTGCTACTTATTTGGGCACCTTTTATTTTTTTCAAACCTCCTCTTATTTCTTTAGTAAAATTAAATATGGAGTCTTTCATCTTAGTCACAGATCTTCTCCTTCGATCTTAGTCTTAGCTCTCTTAGTCTTAGATCTTAGTCTTAGATCTTAGTCTTAGATCTCTACGCGCACGCGTATATGAAGAAAAGTTATCCACAGGGTTATCCACAGGGTTATCCACAGCTTTCAGGGTAGTTATCCACAGGTTATCCACAGGCTATGACTGGTTGTTTTTGAGGCTGCTTTCGTACTCTCTTTTGATTTCTTTTACGATCTCCTTTTCGGTTTTTGTATAATCTCTGACGGGTTTTCCGTTAATGTCCATCAGTCTGTAGGGCATCCGTTCCAGTCGTCTTTTTGCTTCGGTATTTGCCTTTTTGCTCATTTGAGATTCTCCGACAACCAGACCGTGACCGATCCCTCTTGGGCATATTTTTTATTGACTTTCAAATGCGTGACCTGGGCATCGTCCTCGTAAACCACGCCGTTCATCCCATCCAAAACGGTCTTGGCAATGTTGTCGACGTCTGGCCGCGATGGATATACATCACCATCTAACGCCGCCTGGCGCTTTGTTTTCGACCAGCTCAGCGGAATGCTCATGGTCGCCTCGATCATGACTCTCAACGGCGTCTTGAGTGGTTCTCTGCCGGCCATTGCTTCAGCAGCTCGCGCTGCTATCAGTGCTTCGTACTCTCGCGTGACAGCCGGCGTGTAGCTGCGGGGCTTGCCGCCCTGCGTGCTGAACCGTGGTCTGCCCTTGCCGACGGGTGGCCCAGGGATGGTGAACTGCAACGTCATCATTTAGGTAGGTTCCTTGCTGTTTCCCGTTCGGGTTGTTTTTGAGCCGGCGCTCTGTTTGAACCGTTGAAATGTCCCGACAGGGAAACTCTTGAGAACGAACGGCAGATGATGCCCGAAGTCGATGGGCTTGTGGAAAAAATTTGTACTAGGGTTTGTCCCTAGAAAAATATTTGTTCTGACCCCTTGTCAACGGTTGTCAACCTCTGTACAGTACGACTCATGCGCTGCACGTCGTGGCGCACAACAGGAGCAACAAAATGAACGGCAACCAACTTTCTCTCGGTCGCAACCATCTCACCGCTGACTCAGTCAGCATGACCGACTTCGGAGATTGTTTCCGAGTCAACATTCGTTGGAATGACGGGGCTTATGTCTACGTCATTTATGACACCAAAGCCGAGGCAATTGCCCATGCGGCAAAACTCGGATGGGCGTAAGCCCTAACTCAACCACGGGGCTTCGGCCCCAATCAAGGAGCTATTATGAAAATTACATTTAACAAAAAAGAAATAGAAAAAATCATTCTTGATTATGTTCATCGAGAAGTTATTGAGGTGTATTACGAATTCAAAAATCTTGAATTTCAAATTTACCGCGAAGAAGAATTTGTCACTTTGACGTCAGTACAAAACGAGGAGCCGAGCGATGAGACCTGAAGACCAACACGATTCCAATCTGACAATCATCCTGGCGTCGATCGCAGTCGGCGCAATGTCCGCAATCTGTTTGTTTCTTGCTCTCTCTGGAGGTTTGTAATGGTCGGCAAAGTAACCCCTAACACAATGCTCAGCGCAAGCCGCGTCCCGGCCCTTCTGGGCCACTCAAAGTATGAGACGCCCAACGATGTACTCAAGAGCGTGTTGAACGCGCTACAGGACGTTGAAACGCCTTTTAAGACCAACGAAGCAATGCACTGGGGCAATCTGCTCGAGGTTCCGCTTCTGCTGGAAGCGTCGGGACGTTTAGCATTGTCTAATCTAGTGCTCGACCATCCAAAAGCATATTTCCATCCTGACGCACCGATCGCCTGTTCGCTAGACGGCAACGGTGACGGCAACGGTCTGGTCGTGACCAACAACCCAGATGCCGGCGTATACGTGATCGGCCAGGACAGCATCACGCTCGACGGCGTTGGCGTGCTCGAAGCCAAGCTCACCAGCTCATATCCCGAAGATTGTCCAGCAATGAGCCGTGGTCCTCTACAGCTCCAAGCGCAGATGGACATCACCGGCGCCAAGTGGGGAGCCGTTTGTGTTCTGTATCAAGGCATCGAGCTGCGGATATTCCTGTTCGCTCCTCATGAAGAGACGCAAGCGCTAATCCGCAAGAAAGCGTTTGAGTTTGAGTCCAAGATTTTGCATTGGACGGAGACCGGCGAAGTTGAGTGGTACGACCCTGCCACTCCCGAGGAGTACGGCACCAAGTGGCCTGGCGATCCAAACCTTGACTCTGTTGATCTTGGCGATTGGGGAGCCACGCTGGCCGAGCGGATTGTCAAAGCCAAGCAGGAAATCAAGGTTCTTGAGGCAAGCATTGCAGACAACGAAACCGAGCTGAAAGAAATGCTTGGCAACGCCACGCTGGCGCACGCTGAAGAATTCCGTATCTCCTGGCCGATCCGTAACTATGCAGCGCAGCCGGAGAAGATCGTTCCTGCCAAACCAGCGCACTCTATGCGCCAGTCCACCATCACCATCAAGGTGTCGAAATGAAAATTGCAGCAGCATTTGTCGCAGCCAAGCGTGCGTTTGCACCAGCGCTCAAGACCAACACAAACTCTCACTTCAAGAATAAGTACGTCGACCTTGCGAGCTGCTTGGAAGCAGTCAATGACGCTCTGCTTGAGAACGGCATCGCTGTTTACCAGGAGACGTTTGATGTCCAAGACGGCGTAACTGTGGAGACGTGTTTCTTGCACGAGTCGGGTGAAACGCTACGCATGGGCAAGCTGCACGTGCCAGCAGCAAAGCACGACCCGCAAGGGTATGGCTCGGCATTGACTTACGCTCGGCGCTATTCGCTGATGGCTGCGTGCGGTATTGCTGCCGAGGATGATGACGGCAATGCTGCCAGCAGGAAGCCGCCTCAGAAGCCCGAGGTAAAGCCGGCAAACCCTCTAGATGCGGTAGCACCCAAAGCGCTGCCGAAGCCCACTGAGCCGCCGCCAGACGTGATTGAATTTGAGGATGGAGCTGGTGGCACTTGGGCATTGCGCGTCCCTAACGAAGCCAAGCCACGCTCAATGTCTACCGATGAAGCTGCATGGGTTATCGAGTTCAATGCGCTGGCCGATGCCGTGATGAAAGCCGGCAAAGTGCCGCCGATTGATCGTATTGCCAAGCTCAAGCTGCTGCGTACTGCTAACGACGCTGAAGTGAACCGGCTGTCGATGGTTGAACGTGCCAGGTTCCTTCAGACGTTCTCAGCTCGAATCGGCGCTCTTGATGCGCTGATGAAAGCAGCGGCATGAGAATGGCTCAGATCCGGTTATTGGACGCAATCGGTGGTCTGGAGAAGTCACTAGGCCGGTTGCCGTCTATGAATGAAATAGCCAGGGTTCTGGGTTGCAGCCCCCAGAACGTCCACAAGATGATCAAAAGAATGAGGAGCAAGAATGAAACGGTGTCCTCCCTGCCACGGGAATTGCAATCAGGGCCGAAACTGTCCAAGGAGAAACAGCAATGACTGACCGCGAACTATTGAAACAAGCGCTGGATGTTTTGGAATATTCAGCAGATCAAACAAAACCAGAAAATTTGCACGGATGCGATTGTGAGATTTGCACAACTATTCTGGCGTTGCGCGATAGGTTGGCGCAACCAAAACAAGAATGGGTTGGTCTGACATATCAAGAAGTTGTTGAAATTATGGGTTCTCGTGATTGGACTACGTGCTGGTCAGACGTAACGTATACCCGAGCCGTTGAAGCCAAACTCAAGGAGAAAAACACGTGATCGTCAAAGGCAAGATCGTCAAAGATTGGGACAAGTCCCAGATCTCAACTGCTTACCAGCGCCCCAACCAGTTCAAAGTCATCACTTGGGACATGGGACGCATTCAGAGCTGGCTGCTTGGCAAGCAACCGCTGGCTCGCAACCTGATTGAGAAGGTGATTCGATGAATAAAGATGACATTATCCGCATGGCGTGGAAGGCAAATCTACCGTCGTGCCATATAACGCACCCCAAAGCGCTGGAACGTTTTGCCGCTGTTGTTGCCGCGCATGAGAGGGAGGAGTGCGCCAAAATTTGCGATTCTCTAGCCGTGAATCCAGAGTACCTATCCCAAATAACCAAACTAGCAGCAATGGCTATTAGAGACAGGGGAGAGAAATGAAAGTCTGGGTTGATCCACCCGAGGGTTGGCGCTACGGTTTTCCCAAAATCTGGGATACCGACCTGCACGACAATCTATTTCATTGGTTAGATGATCGTGGTTACCCGCCAGATCTGCGTCACCAGTACGGTGAATATTTTCACGTTCGACAATGGTCGGTGCGTGATGAGCCAAGCGATTTATAAAGCGCTGACGTCGACCAGCTCGCCACGGAAATCAAGCATTCCCTCAGAGTGCTTGATTGCTAATTCGGGAAGCAACAAGCGGGAATCTCGGAATGTAAGCACGGCAAATCCGGAACGCCAGTTAACCGGATTGTCTTCCAAATAGTCGTTGAACTGTTTGCCATCAATGTCTGCCAGCGTCCCGGTGTCAATGCCGTAGCGCGTGCCGCGATAGTCCGTATACGGCGTGACCTTAAGCGAGTGTAGATGGCCGGTACAAATCGAAGTGCCGCTCCCCATGGTGTTCGTATGCGTCGCGTGCACGCCATTCTTATATCTATGCTTGACCACCACGTCATCGGTCAACCAGCAGCTCCAGCACGGATGCCAGGCTTGGAAATGGTCTTTCAGGGTAAAGCCGGCAACACC